TTGCATATCGCGCATCGCGATATGCACTACGGATTTCGCGAAAAGTCAAGCAGGTAATCAAAGAGCCGCCGTACGGTCACGTGTTCCCCCGGACGAAGATCCCGACGAAACACGTGCGATCAAACGAGCGAGAGCAGTTCAAGAATACGGCGAAGCACTGGCAGATTGTCGGGCACGGCGGGGAGTACGAGGCGTTCGGCGCGACCCAGGGAATCAGCGGGGTCGGAGCGGAGTGGCTTCTTGTCGAAGACCCGTACCCGTCGCGCGAGAAGGCCGAATCGACCGCGTACCGGGATCAAGTCAACGAGTGGTACGACGACGATCTTCGGCCCCGGCGGGAGTCGACGCTGTCGACCGATCAAGATCTGTCGTCGATCTTGATCATCCACACCCGGTGGCACCAGAACGATTTGATCGGCCACGTGATGTCGAAGGCCAAGGAACACGAGGAAACCGACGACTACGTTTGGTTGAATTTCCCCGGAATCCGAATGGACGGACAATCGGTCGACCTCGAATTCGCCGGTCAATCGCAGCTGCAACGACGCCAAATCCTCGAGGCGTTCGACGCCAAGGGGATCCCGGTCGACTATGATCACGAAACGCTCGTCGACCCCCGCGAATACGGCGAGGCCCTCTGGCCCGACCGGAGAGGTGCCGGAGACTACGTCGCGGAGCGGAAGACCAACACCCGAAAATTCTGGTCGCTCGACCAGGGCCAACCGACCCCTCCCGGAGGAGCGATCTTCGAGCGGGAGTGGTTCGAATCCGACGACCCCGACACCGACCTTCGTCGCTGGGACTACCTGCCGGGCAGTGGTGAGTACATCTGGACGATGGATCCGAAGCATGGTTCAAAAGAGCCGGAATCGTCGGAGGTGGTCGTCCAGCTGTGGTACCGACCGGAGGATCAAGCGTCGGCGTATTTCGTCGCGGAGCGGCGCGGCCGTTGGTCGGAGCCCGAGACCGAGGAGCACCTCCTCGAGCTCGCCGACGACCCGCTATGGGCACGGGCCGACGCGAAATACATCGAGCCGGAGGGCGACGGACAAGCGATCATCGACAACCTTCAAAGTGACATCCCCGGACTCCAGGCGATCGACACCGACAAGGTACGGCGGGGGAAGAAGGCCCGAGCTCGGTCGATCGCGCGGTACGTCAAGAGTGGTCAGGTACTTTTGCCGCCGACCAAGGTCTACGATGACGCACCGTCCCTTGTCGATCAGCTAATCAAATTTCCCGGCGCGGAGCACGACGACCGGGTCGATTGCTTCTGCTACGCCGCGGACTACTTGCTCCGCGACCGCGACGACGATACGGATGGAGGGAGTTACCTCGATCAGTACCCCGACGCTCGGGACGCCCTCCGATGAGTGACGACAGCGACCGATCGAGTGCTGCTGCAACGCACACTGATGCCGTCACCAATCTTGCCTCCGGGCTTGGCACCGGCGGCGAGGATCGACACGTCCACACCGATCCGTCGGCGAGCGAAGTCCTCGACAAAGACGATATCGACGCGTGGTATGAGACCGGACGGTTCGCACCGAAGATCATCGACCGACCGGCCCGTGATTCGGTCGGCGACGGGCCGAAAATCAAGATCGGGGACGACGAGGTACTGAGCGACCGACTCGACGAGCTCGAGGTCAAGCGGAGCCTGTACGATGCGGCCCGGTGGATGAGATTGACCGGCGGAGCGGGGGGGCTGATCGTCACAGACGACGCGAATCCGTGGTACAAGCCGGTCGACGACAAGACGTACTCAGAGGTAAAAGCGTTCCAGGTGTTCGACGCCTGGGAGCTGACTCCGATGGCCTGGATCGACGATATCGATGACGCCGATTACGGAGAGCCGGCGTTGTATGCTTTTCACCCCGACGACCGCGGAGCGACCGCGGCGACCGACGATATCAGCCCAGACGAAGCCCTCCACCGGAAGCGTCTCGTCTGCTGGCACGGACGGCGGCTCCGATCGGGACGTCGCGATCTGTATGACGACTGGGGCCAGCCGGTCCTCGATCGGATCCAAGAGCCGCTCAAAGACCTTGAGGCGGCGATCTCTTCGGGGACGAGCGCGGCCCACCGGTTTCAACAGGACGTAATCAAGATCCGTGATCTCGCCGAAAAACTTGCAACTGACGAGGGGCGCCGGCAGCTCGAGGCGCGAAGCGACCTAATGGAGCTCACGCAGTCGTTTCTTCACGCGGTGCTCCTCGACGCCGACGGGGAGGAGTACGAGTCACGGACCACAGAGTTCAGTTCGCTCGTCGACCTGATTAAGGTGCTCCAGGAAGATCTGGCACTTGCTTCGGAGCAGTCCTTGACCGTGCTTTTCGGGATGACGCCCGAGGGGCTGTCATCGAACGACGAGACCGGGAAAGAGCTGTACTACGACTACCTCCGGCAGATCCGAAACGAACAACACGAGCCGGCGCTCCGGCGGTTGTGCTACCAATTGTTCCGCGAAGACCAGTCGAAGTTCGACGAGGTCCCGGAGTTCGAGATCGAGTGGCCGTCGCTTGAGACGCCGACCGAAGCCGAGCAGGCAGACACCGAGCTCAAGGAAGCGAAACGCCACCAGGCCGATATCGCGAACGGCGTGCTGTCTCCCGAGGAGTCGCGCAAACTCCGGTACGAAGATCTCGCGACCGACCAGGCGGACGACGATCCGGACGAGCCCGAGCTCGACACGCTGGTCGCAGAATATATGGCCGACGACGACAGCGCCGGGACGTACCCGGAGCAGGACGGAGAGCAGGTGCAACGACGGGACGCCAACCCGGACGCCCTCCGGGAGGCATTTCCAGCGCTGAAAGGTGCGACGCCGTTCCTCGCGAGGGTCTTTGTCGACGCGTACGAGCGGCGTGACAGCGACCTCGCGCTCGACGTGCTAAGAGAGATCCAGCGAACAGACCGGCAGGACGCGACCCGCCCAAAGGAGGACCCGGCGGTCGAGGCGTCCGATTTCGAACCGGAGAAACAACGGAAGGGCGATGTCGGCTACGTCAACTCCTCGCCGGGTGACGAGACCTGTGAGGATTGCGGCTGGTACCAGGAGCCCGGGCAAGGCGAGAAGACCGCCTCGTGCCGGATCGTCCGCGGCGGGATTGCTCCGTCCGGGTGGTGCCGGCTGTGGGGGACCGTTTCGCTCGCTCCGGAGCCTGCGCGGACCGGAGATGAAGGCGACGGCACATGACCTCTTCGGTCGATCGGATCACACCGAACCGGATCGGGGATGTGATCCACCGCGACGCGTTCGAAAAGAACGCGGTCCGGCAGCCGACCCAAATCGAGGGCGACTACGCGGATTACCTTAAATCGCGGGTCGGCTGGGTCGGTGAGCGTCTAAAGAAGGCCCTTGAACAATTCCTAACCGAAGGTCGGAAAAGTGACATCGAGCAGCGGGCGGACTCACTACGGCTCGACGCCGCCAAAGGCAAAGACGTCGCCCACTGGATGGCAACGATCCGGGCGACCAAGACCGGAATCGGTCGCGACCGCGACGGCGAAGAGATCGAAAATCGCGTCCGACGGACCGCCGAGCAGGCATCGAGTTTCAATATGCAGCAGCAACGACGGGTCTTCGCCGGGATCGCCGGACGCGACCCGGTCGATACGGAGCGGACCGGTGAACTCCTCGACGAATTTTCCGAGAAAAATATCGACCTGATCACGGGCCAAGACGGCCTTGAGGACCGAGCGCTTCAACAATCCGAGGCCGACGTTGTCGAAGCCCTCCGCGAGGGAAAGCGTCCGTCAGAGCTTTCCGATATTGTAGAGGAGCGGCTCGGCGTCGCCCGGAGTCGAGCCGAGCTAATCGGCCGGGACCAGCTCGGAAAACTCAACGGCCAGTTGACAAAAGCCCGCCACCAGGAAGCGGGCATTAGCCACTTCGAGTGGTCCGCGGCCGGAGACAATCGAGTCCGCCCGGAGCATGAACTCCTCGACGGGCAAGTTTTCGCCTACAACGACCCACCATCCGAAGGCGTCCCGGGCGAGCCGATCGCCTGTCGGTGCGGGGCGATCCCAAAACTTGAACGCGAGCTCGACGACCGGGAGGTTGTGTCGGGGGCGGATCTCGACATCGAACCGACCGCTCCCGGGACGCCACCGACGGAGGCCTTCGACATGGCGCAATCGGGGGTCACGAGTATGGCAGCCAATCGGGCAAACCTGTCCCCGAAAGAGTATGTAACAAACACCGATGATATGCGTCCGGACCCGAAATTATCGTCATCGGAGGTCGGGCCCGACCACGTTCCAGATGATGCGGTCACAGAGTCAAGCGAGATCGATCTTCAGGTCAGCGACGTTTTCGGAGACCCCGATACGGAAATAGCTGACAGAACGGCCAAAGAGATTCGACAAAACTGGGAAAAGTACGAAAACTTTCCGGCCATTCAGCGCGGAGTGGCCGATCAGTTTGGGCTCCCAGTCACGGCCCGGGCGTCAGAAAAACCCGTAGGTGATTTTTTTCAGGAAGGAGATGAAGCGATTCGTCGAATCTACAATGCAAACCAAAAAAAGCTCAAAGAGGAGGGAGTCGAAACTGTAACGTTGTACAGGGGAATTGAAGAAGAATACGATGTGTCAAATCCGGCGACGTCATGGACGACCGACCGCGAGATGGCCGAAGAGTTTACGGGCGAGGGGGAGGGCGGACAGG